ATTTTCTTTTCTTCCCATACCAGTATTACTTTTGATATGATGTATTTCAGCAGGTGCATCATAATAACCTAACTTTCTACAAACAAGACAGCCCAGTTCTACAACTCTTTGCATATGTTTTTTCTCAGCTTTTGAAACCATAATTTTTAGCTTCTTGATTAATAGCATACTGACTAGCTTTATGTTGGTCAAATCTCATTTGAATTAGTTTAAGTTCCCATTGTAATGTAATACAATGTTCTTCAGCTATTGCTAATTGTTCAATATGTTTTTTATAAATTGGATTACTTCTAGCTTCCATATCACATTTAGCTACCGATACTTTATCATTACTAGCACGATATGATTCTTTCATTAAGTCAGCTAAAACGATATGCCTAGAATGTTCTAGCTTAGTTAAAATACTTTTTGCCTTTGCATATTCTTTAGTTATCTTTCTAATTTCATCTATTCTTTTTTCTAAAGCACTCTCACTCATTTATTAACTCCTTTATTTAAACAATCTGAACAAATTACCAAACGATCATTGACATTATACATTCTTGCATCTGTAAACAAATTAGATTTTGATTGATAATACTCTTTGTGTTTACATATTTTACATTCTAAATAATTCATACTGCTCTCCTAAAATTTTTAGACTTAGCTTGTTTAATCTGTAAATGTTTTATAAAACCAAGAACTTCTTTTGTTGGTGCTTGTGGTAACACTTGTTTTGAGTGTGGAAAATGTCCAAACTTATCTTTAAATTTATGGGAACTCCATCCGATATTATACCCTTTTTGTTTAGCTATAAACAATAATTGTGCATACCATTTTTTCTTATCATGTGCAGGAGTTTCTTTTGGTTTCTCTAACTCTATTAATCTACCTTGCTTAATTAATAATTGTACTTCTTTCTTAGTAGGAACAAAGCTGCAATTAGGACATTCTGGATTTTCTTTTGTAATTTTATACACAGTATCACAACGCACACAAGTAAATGGTTGCTTACTTATGGGTTCTACAATTTTTTTCTTCTTATCTTTTTTATCTTTGCTTATAGTAAGTTCCCATTCTGGTGCATCTTCTACAAAACCATGTTCATAAATACACCCAGAATGATCTATAACAATGGTATTGTGTTTTTCTGGTGGACAAATTCTTAAACTTCTACCTACCATTTGTAAATATAAACCATATGATTTTGTTGGTCTTGCAATAATACAAGCTGAAATTTTTGGCAGATCCCACCCTTCAGTTAATACCATGCAGTTGCAAATTACTTTTATCTTATCATTCTTCATAGCATTTAAAACAGTTTCTCGTTCTATTTCTTCCATAGTGCCATCAATATGATTTGCAAGTATTCCATTTTGATTAAATATTTTAGCAATGTATTTTGAATGAGCAACACTACTTGCAAACACTACTGTTGGTCTATTCTCTGCATGTCTAATCCAATGTTGCACTAAATCTCCTACAAGTTTTGTAGTATTCATTTTCTTATCAAGCTGTCTTACATCATAATCCCCTCGCACAACTTTTATATCTTTTAAATCTGGTATGCTCGGTGCAAAGTATTTTGTATTAACTAAAAAACCCTGCTCTTGTAATCCTTTAATGCTCCCACATTCCACTAATTCTTCATAAACATTTCCCAGACCTTGCCCATCGTTTCTCAAAGGTGTCGCTGTCAGTCCAATAATGTGGCTATGAGGATACATTTCTATTAAAGATTTAAATGATTTACTTGTAGACCTATGAGCTTCATCTAAAATAATTAAATCTGCTTTTGGTTTGTTAAAATCATCATTGTCTTTTCTTGCAGTAAAGGTTTGAATACTTGCTACTTGCACATTTTCAAATTTATTTTCTGCTTTGCCACTCATTAAAGTGCCACTTGTAATACCAAAATCAAATAATTTTTGAACGCATTGCATAATCAGCTCTCTCCTATGTGCAACAAATAAACAGGATTTATTTTTATCCAATGCTTTTTGTATCATAGAACAAGCTATAATTGTTTTGCCACTACCTGTTGGACTTACTAATAAAATCTTTTTCTTGCCTTGTTTAAATAAATTTCTAACTTCATCTATGGCAAGTGTTTGATATTCACGCAGTTCCATATCTACCCCATATATCATGTAATTGAAATAGTATTTCATCTGGATCTTCTGGTGGACTACATTTTCTGCCAAAATCTAATGCTTCATTCCTAGCATAGTCTATATCCTCTCCTCGTAATCTCATGGCTATTAACATCTTAACAAGTTTTGCGTGTCTATTTCCTTGCCCTACTCCACTAACTGTACCTGTAAATTTTTTATTCTGTGTTGGCACATACTTAAATATTTTTTTCTGTGGTCTTTGTAATTCAAGACCATCTCTTATATCTGTCATTTTATATGGACTACTAATTTCTTCATGTATAATCTTAACAGGATATGGTTGTCTTTTCATGTGAAAAAAACCTGCTACTCTCATAATTCTCGGCAAATCAACAATTACAGGATCAGATTCAAACTTACTTGCTAATGCTTGTTGATATAATCTGAATGAATCTTTAGGCATATCAGATACTAACCAATAAACATGATACTTGTTCTTGCTTGTATTAACAATTAAATGTGGAGTAACATTAAACTTTTCTGGTAATGGTGTGCCATCAAAATCACAGAATACTGCTCTAACTTTTGTTATATGTTTAGTTGTTCTGCCCTGTAAATTTGTTTCATTAACTGTAAAATAAACACCTGCACCTTGTCGGTTTAACTTTGTAAGTTCTTCAATGTGTTCATCAATAGTTCCATGTAATTGTTTAATAATTTTTTTATTCTTACCTTTATCAGAAAAAGTTTGGAAACTATGTTGTTCTCCAAATGCCGACAAAAAAAATTCATATGTTTTCATTTTATATTCCACCTAACTTTAGCACCGAGCTTACCTGCTTTTGATCGTTTCTTTCTATTGTATTCTTGTTCTTTTCTTTCTTCTTCAGCTTCTATGCACACTAAATAAGTCTTGCCATTAAACTCTCTCTTTTTAAATAGATGTGCTATCTTAGGAAATAGCTTTTCAATCTTATCCATTCTGCAATTACACATTCTACTTAATATTTCTAAATCATATTCTATTTCAAAACCTCTCCAACAATAACAATACAATAATATATATGCTCCTTGTTGTTCTAAAGAAAGTTTCATTCTATCTGGACTACTAATCCAATCACTTGCATAAAATCTAAATACAGGGGATTGTTCTTGTTGTGTTGATTTTCTCATGTTATTGAGTTTAAGTTAAGTTTAATATTTTGTCAAATAATTTTTAAATTTAGGTGTTAGTATTGCTGTTATCTTGAATGAATATGAATAAGAATATGTATATGAATATGAATAAGAATAGCTATAATTTGCTATAACAAAATAATAGCAAAGCTATGGCAATGCTATACCTCTACAATCCTTTGTGAGTAAGGGTTAGACTAGAATTTTAAATCTGGTCTAATATAATCTAATTGAAAATCTCCAAAATTTGCAATTTGAAATGCTCTTAATGGTGGCACTACTTCCCATTTGGAAACTGCTGGGTGTGAGATGTTTAACATAATAGATAGATTTCTCCCACCATACTTTGCTACAATCTCGTTTTTTCGTTCTATCGCTAATTCATATTTATTCATAACTTAATTTTAATTAATTATTAACTAATGTCAATAACTGCTTGACAATTTATTTTAACCATGTCATAACTTAACTTTAACTTAATAGAAAGAGAAACCAATGAGCTTAATAGCAAAAGACAACGAACAAAGTAACTACCCACAAGTTCCGACAGGAGTACATAAAGCTAGATGTGTAAGAGTTATAGATTTAGGTACACAAAGACAAGATTATCAAGGAGATATATCTTGGAAGAAACAAGCATTGATTGTTTGGGAAATTCCTGGTCATACAAATGATAACAAAGATCCACTTACATTGAGTAAATTTTACAATCTATCGTTGCATGAGAAGTCTAATCTTGCAAAAGATTTAACATCATGGAGAGGTAAAGCATTTACAGAAACAGAAAAAAAAGGGTTTGACATTGCTAAATTATTAACAGTACCTTGTATGCTTAATGTTGTAGAGGGTAACAATGGCAGACCGAAAGTATCTAATGTTATGAAGTTAGCTGATGGAGAAACTGTTGCCGATCAACATGAGGAAAGTGTTTCTTTTAGTATTGAGGAATACCACAAAGGCAAAATAGAAATATTTAACCAATTATCAGAGGGGATTAGAAATATCATACTAAAGTCAAAAGAATTAGAAGGTCTTGATAAAACAAATTCTACCGACTATGGTACAAGTGATATGAACCACGACACAGTACCATTTTAAGGAGGTATTATGGATATTTTATTTGGAATATTATTTTTATTAAACATTGCAAACCCAGAAAACATTGAGTTTATGGAAAAAACAATTGACAATAATAACAAGTATGAATGTAAATTTGTATATAAAGGATTATCTAAACCAATAGATAGACCTGCTATGACTTTGTATGGATATACTTTATTTAAACAAAAGTGTAATGATTAGTAAATCGTTTGTTCTTTTAATGTTAGTCTATACTCCCAATGTAGGATTTCAAGAAGTTTATATAGGCAAAATACCTAATTGCCTAGTAGCTTCTGATGTTATTGAAAAAAAAGTTAAGAGAGATAACATACATAATCAATCTGGATATATATGCATTACCCATAAAGCATGGGTTTCTCAGAATCGTTATTTAAAAAAACCTAATCCTAAACAAGAAAGATTAATAAAAGACATACAAGAAAAATTACCAGAAATAAAAGCAAAACCTTTAGAATTGAGAAAAAAAAATGAGATTAACTAATTATGCAAACCTTCCCAAAGTAATTGAACGAGCAGTAGCTAACGATCCTTATGACTCACAAGGTTCAGATATATCTGCTACTCGTTTAATTGCACCACCAAGAATTGTAGCTTTACAAAAAAAACACGCAGATGAAATAGAAGAAGATGTAGCTGATAGGATCTGGTCTTTGCTCGGTCAATCAGTTCATCACATTTTAGAACGATCTGTAAGAAAAGAAGATATATCAGAGCTGCGAGTATTTTATAAAGACAAACACATAACAAATGATTGGACTTTATCTGGTACATTTGATTATCTACAATCAGATGGATTATTAATTGACTTTAAAGTTACTTCTGCATGGTCAGCTTTAGAAGCTACAACTAAAGGTAAACCAGAATGGGAACAACAACTTAATATTTTAGATTATTTATGTAGTAAGAACCAAGACAAACTTGGTAAGATTAAAGTAAAAAAATTATATATTATGGCAATTCTTAGAGATTGGTCTAAAAATAAAGCTCAAGAAGCTAATTCTGACTATCCAAAGAAACAAGTTGTCATCATACCCATTAAAAGGTGGAATAAAGACCAACAGGAACAATTTATAAAAGAACGCATAGAACTTCATCAAGAAGCTGAAATGGCTACTGTGCCTCGTCTATGCACCCCTTTAGAGAGGTGGAGTAGACCAGATCAGTTTGCAGTTATGAAAGATGGTAGAAAATCTGCATTACGACTTTTATCTACTATGAAAGAAGCTAAACAATATATTGTAGATAAAAATATGAAAGAAGGTAAAGGTTGCACAATCGTACATAGGATTGGTCAAGATGTAAGATGTGATAACTATTGTAGTGTTAATAAGTTTTGTGATTATTATAAAATGACACAGAAGATGAAAAAAATGATGGTTTTAAGGAATTAGCATTTTGAAATGTTGGCATTGCAATACAGAATTAATATGGGGTGGAGATCACGACATAGACCATGAAGATGAAGATTATTGTATGAGTACAAATTTATCATGTCCAGAATGTAATTCCTTTGTTATGGTTTATTTGCCAAAGGATAAAAATATTGAAAACTAGAGATCCATTAGTACAAAAATTATTAAATCGTATGGCAGAACGATCCGAAGAAGGTCTTGCAAAATATAAACATAGTATGGAAAATGCAAAAAAACCTTTACAAGAATGGATTGTAGATGCTCAAGAAGAAGCATGGGATTTTATTGTTTACTTAGAGAAGATAAGAAATCTAATAAAATAATGCCTAGATCCAATAAACTTAAAGTTCCAACTGTTACCTACAATCTTATTATGCCTGTTACTATGAAAGATAATCTTAATAAAAAAGCTCATGTGCAAAGTAAACAATTAGGAATACAAGTGTCTGTTGCCGATTTAATAAGAGAACAATTAAAAGATTATACTTGATATTTGTTTAAATATTTATAAAATTGTACTTATGTGGACTAACATTAAAAACAAAGCAGCAAAATTTATTGAAAGTTTTTCAGTTATTAGTATGTATGATTGGACAGTTTTAGTTTTGCTTATTATTATTTTATTAAACACATTATAATATGGCTAAAAATTTATCAAAGATGCAATCTGATTTTATACATCATTTTAGTCAGACAGGCAATGCAACTCAATCAGCAATTAAAGCAGGGTATAAAAAAACCAATGCTGATATTATGGGGTATCAATTAAAAGAACGATATAAAAAAGAAATACAAGAAGAAGTAAATAAACAATTATCTAGTTCTGTGCCTATGGCATTAAACAGAATTGTATCATTAATCAATACAGCTAAACAAGAATCTATCCAACTACAAGCTAGTAAAGATTTATTAGATAGGGCAGGGTATCAAGCTGTAAACTTACATCAAGACCTTACAAATGAAAAAAGCGACCATGATCTAAACCAAGAACTAAAAAACATTCTTGATAATATAGGAGTGAAACCAAACTAACATGATAGCTGAATCGGTTATAGGTGTAGCAGGTAAAATCTTAGACAAATTTGTAGAAGATAAAGACCTAAAAACAAAAATAGAAGGAGAGTTAAGAAAACAAACTCTTGCTATTTCTCAAGCACAAGCTAAAGCAAATGTAGAACAAGCAAAACATCCATCACTTTTTGTAAGTGGAGCTAGACCTGCTATTATGTGGGTGTGTTGTTTGGGTATTGCATGGCAATATTTTATTGGTCCAATACTTACTTGGATCTTTGCTATTTGGATGCCAGAAATGAAACCACCACAAATAGAATTAGAAGGATTACTAGGACTTACTATGTCCTTGCTCGGTCTTGGAG